CAAGGAATTGGAGAAGTCAGAGAGCAAACAAGTTTTATTGGGCCTCCACTTTATGCACACAAAATGAAACAACTAGGGTTAATCGATCACTGGATCAAGGGAGATGCTGAGTCTACTATTCCATTGCTCTGCCAAGGCATCTATTCTGGGCCTGGCATTGATACTGATGAATATGCTCCATGGGGGCCTCTTAAGAATCAACCAGCACCAAATTTTGACGACGTTAAAATACATCATTACCATAGCGGCGACCCAAACGGAGTTATACCAATTGAGATCAGTCGAGGTTGTGTTAGAGAATGTAATTTCTGCGATTGGGTAACCAGTGCAGGCGGATTCCGTAGTAAAACAGGAAAACAATTGTTTCAAGAAATAAAAAACTACATTGAAAAATACAATTGTCGGAATTTTTATTTTGTTGATGCATTGATGAATGGTAGTATAAAAGAATTCAACGCTTTTAATCGATTGTTAATAAATTACTATCGTGAACGCGGATGGCCCGACAGATCAATTAACTATTCTGGTCATTTTATTATACGGGGACCTCATCAAGGCTGGAAAAAAGAATACATCGAATTAATGGGGCGGGCTGGAGCAAATATAATGGTGGTAGGTGTCGAAACTGGATCTGATTCGGTTCGTACTGCAATGAATAAAGGGTACACTAACAAAGATCTAGACTACAACATGAACGAATTTGTAAAACACGGAATCAAATTGTACATGTTAATGATGGTGGGATATCCTACAGAAACTAGAAAAGAATTTGAAGAAACCTTGGATTTACTAAAAAAATATCAAGTACACGTGGCAAACGGGCACATTGGTGGTATCAACTTTGGTCAAACTTTTGTTATCGAGGAAGGTGCTCCTATATTTTATCACCCAGAGCAGTTAGATTTAAAAGGAATCGAAGAAAACAAACGACCAAAAGATGTGTTCTGGATCAATCCAAAAAATCCAACTTTAACATACAAAGAAAGAATTTTACGCAGAATCGAAGCACAAGAATTTGCAGTTAAATTAGGATATCCATTATGGCGTGGTGATAGTCAACTGCTATGGCTTATGAACAAATATAAAGAAATTGTAAACGGTACTTACAATGAACATAAAATTAAAATTTAAAGTAGAGCGCCGCCTTGGTGAGCCAACTATTAGGATTCTAGTAGATGAACAAATGAGCAGTTTTGACGGACCGTGTCCAGACGAAATTGAATTAAATTTATCAATTGCTCCAGGAGATCACGAACTACGTATTATACATTACGGGAAGCAACATAGTCATCACGAATACGACAAACACGGCAATGTTGTTGTAGATCGGCATGTAGAAATAGTTGGAATAGAATTTGATCATATTAAATTATTCGACAACGAGTTGAGAGAAGGCGAATTTTTTCCTGTATACCATCCTGACTATGTGGCTACAGCAAAAGAAAACGATGTCAAGTTACCATACAGCATTTGCCCTAATTTGTATCTAGGACATAACGGCACATGGAGATTGCACTTTGCTAATCCGCCAGTCGATTGGTTAATTTATAAAAGAAAAAACATGCTGCCCCCTACGTCGCCTGAATGGCACTCTAGTGAACGAACATTAGAAACCGTTAAAGAATATTTTAAAAATGCCCCAGAGTTAAAATGGCACAGTGTATAACAACAAAAAATTAGTTTATTAGGAGAACAAGCAATGACGTTACAACAAATTTTAGCAGCAATAGCAGTGTGGGCTATTCTTATAGCAGTCACTTATACTCTTTCTGGGTGGACAAAAATCAAAGATTGTTACAAAATGTGGTTTACTCGAGAATACTGGACCAATTACAATATTGTAGAGTTTGCTAGCTGGTTGGCCAAAGCGGTGATTATCATACCAGGATTAATTTTTGGTATTCAATTGTGGTGGCTGTATTTTTTTACTTTATTCACTAGCATAACATTAATTTGGGCATCAAACAAAAAACTGTTACCTACCCTGGTAGGATTTAATACTATGTGGGTATGGTTAAGCCTGATGGTTATTGCACAACATGTAATTAAATAATTAAATGTTCAATTTTAATACTATAGCTGAATATCAAATTGAAATTACAACCTATTGTAACGCTGCTTGCCCGCAGTGCCCGCGTAATATACAAGGTGGGCCAATAAATCCTTTTATGCCTTTGGTACACCTAAGTCGGGAGTCAATTGATGCTGCATTCAGTGTTAAACACTGTAAAACTTTACGGCAAATATTTTTTTGTGGTAGTTATGGCGACCCCATAATGCACCCGGACTTCTTGGACATACTACAAGACTTTAGGCGAAAAAATCCAACCCTTTGGTTATACGTTCATACCAACGGCGGAGTACATGAAGAATCATATTGGAAGGAAATGGCTACCATTATGGATGGTCATGGTCAAATTGACTTTGGACTTGATGGACTAGAAGACACTTTACATTTGTACAGACGTAATGTAAAGTATAACATTGCTATGCGTAATGCCCGTGCCTTTATTCGTGCAGGTGGTAGAGCGCAATGGAATTATATTGTGTTTAAGCATAATGAGCATCAAGTTGAACAGGCAAGAGAATTAAGCAAAGAGTATGGTTTTTTTAATTTCCTTGCTAGAAAAACTGGTAGATTCTACGACCATACTAACGAACGTGCGTATCCAAGTTGGCCGGTGCTTAACAAAAACAAAACTATAGAATATTATTTGGAAGAACCTGTGAACACGGATTGGCGTAATCCCAGTGTACAAAAAATTGAAATGATTAAAAACTTGCACGGTAGCTTTCATGACTATCTCAAACAAACCTCAGTTAAATGCGATGCATTACTAGGGAATAAAGTTGTTGTTACTGCCGAAGGGCTAGTGCTACCGTGTAATTTTTTTGAACATAACATGTACGATGCTAGATTTCGCAACAATGCCATGCCCGGTGCAAATGCAGCAAGTTTCATTGATACAGGAAGAATTCAAGTAAAAGAGTTTGTTGAAGAATATAAAAACGAATTAGACATTAATAAAATAAATTTAGAAGATATTTTTAAATCTAGATTCTGGAACGAACTGGTTGACCGTTGGTCAGGGGCAAATAAGATTATGGAATGTGCTATGACTTGCGGAGAAAAATTTACAAAGGTATGGGATCAAGGAGGATCCATCAGATGAAAATGTTGGTAACAGGCGGTAATCGAGGATTAGGCAAACACCTAGTTGATGAATTTACCGGTGCAAGTGTCAGTCGTGCAGATAACGTGGATATTACACGTAATGCAGGTGCGATTGCTGCCATGAGCCTAGAATACGATGTATTCGTTAACAATGCGTTTGACGGACCACCGCAAGAAAGTTGGGCAAACTTTGGTCAAGCACAAGTTTATTTTGCCGTTTACGATGCATGGCGTACTGCCAACAAAGCGGGCTGGATTATTAACATTGGTAGTACCGGAAATAAAACCGTTGTTGCACCTGAACCTAGATTTGAAACTTATCGTGTAGCAAAAGCAGCATTGGCGCATGCCAGTCAACAAGGTACAGCGGCGTTTAAAGCAAATGTGGTACTATTTAAAACCACATTAATTACACTAGATCGGTTAGACACTGAGCTGAGTCGTAGTCGAGCAACATGGACCGGCAATGGTATCAATCTTAAAGACTTATCTAATTTTATCAAGTATGCCCAAACTTTAGATCCAAATACCTGTATCGAAGAAATAACATTTTATTGTAATCTAGATTATGAGTAACATTGTAAGTGTAGAACCGTTGACTGATTATTTCCATATCACATGGACTATACAGTTACGATGCAATTATGATTGTATGTATTGTGGTCCAGATCGTCACAATGTTAACGGAGAAATAACGTCGTTAGACAAATTACAAGCTTACTGGACACAAATATACGAAAAAACTAAACATAGAAATAAAAAATATAATATTCAAATTAATGGCGGAGAACCTACCGTTAATAAAAACTTGATTCCGTTTTTACAATGGCTTACAACAGAATATAAAGAACAAATTGTATATATTGGCGTAAGTTCAAATGGCAGTGCCAGTAAAAATTATTACTTAAATTTGTTAAAATATGTTTCAGGGTTAGTTCTGAGTACACATACAGAGCATATGGACGAAACTAAATTCTTTGACACTGCAATTGCTTGTACAAAACATGCTGTGTATAATAAAAAACTGTTTGAAGTAAATATAATGGACGAACCGTGGGCCGGCGAAAACATCGCAAGGTTTGTTGATACTTGCCAAAAATTTAAAATTAATTACGCAATTTATAATATTGATATGTCGCGTGGGTCTAGAGATTATCCAGTTTTTAAAATTAAATCAAATGTTGCGACTACAGCACAATAAAGGAGATAATTGCAAGATACAGCTCGAGGATGGAAGCGAGTCTGCGATCTCCTCTAAAGAATTATTCCAAAATTATTTGCACCGTTGGCCTGGGTGGTCTTGCGAAGCTGGTTTTACCAGCATTTATGTGCATGCCGACAGTAATGTATACAGTTGCGAGCGTGAAAATAATTTTCTAGGATCGTTAGAGGATAATACTTTTTCATTGTTGTCCGAGCCTACTGTATGCAAAATGCCACAATGCTCCAACAATTCAAATGAACTAATGATTAAAAAATTTAAAATTGACAAATAAAGAGATAACTAATGCTGTATGTCATGGCTATTTGAATCCACTTTGGTGGAAACCCTCCCCGAAGATTGTGTAGGATTTGTGTATTTGATCACAAACACCGTATCCGGGCGCAAATACATAGGGAAAAAACTAGCCAAATTTTCAAAAACTACAGTACGAACAGTAAAACTCAAAAACGGCACTAAAAAGAAAAAGAAGATCAGAAGCAAAATAGACAGCGATTGGCAACTATATTATGGCTCAAACGACGAACTCAAAAAAGACATACAAACACTAGGCCTAGAAAAATTTACTAGAGAAATACTGTACTACTGTACATCCAAAGCACAATGCTCATATATCGAAGCACGAGAACAATTCAGACACAAAGTCTTAGAATCAGATGATTACTACAACGGACAGATCAGCGTTCGTGTCCATGGCTCCCATATCAAAAACAAGATTTAAGTAGTAAACAGCAAGCACAAGCTAATATCGTGTGCCCGACACCTGGTAGAAATACGCAGGGAACGGAAGCCTTCTCGCTACAAGAAGCACTCAATCACTACCCCCAGGGATGAAGATAGCTAATTGCCGCTATTTGATTGTTTGAATAGGATTCGTAAAGGCTAAAAAGACGCAGTAGCGATACTGCACGTTTATTAGATATGCTGATATATGTTTAATAAACCGCCGTTGTATAAGAACGGAGCTCGAGGTACAGGACAACCGCCTCTGTAATGCTCTAATATCAGTGACTATGCTACTCGGATGAAGCATATATTTTTTGCCCGCCCTGGGCAAAGAGTGACCAATTAATCTGGATGAACCTTAAAAAAAGCATTGATGAGCGAAAAGCGAAATCAATAGACTAACGAAGTTAGTCTTAAAAGAACGGCATGCCAGTTTTCTTAGCTGTTTCTAGATTATCTTTAATGATATCTCCAATTGCTTGTTTATCTGCATGTGATAAACTCATAGCATCGTCAAAAGTAATACCGCCTCTCATGTACCAA